GTCACGCGCCCGCCACCGTCGAGCACGCGTTCAGCCCACTCGCCAATCTGCCGCACATTGATGCCCATACGCCGCGCCTCAATTAGCGCATTAGCGTTTGCCGGCAGTGGCACAATCGAGATTTCGAGCAACTCTTGCTTCAGGAAATCAATACCGAATGGCCGATCTTTATTGTCAACAAACTTGTATTCGATCGCCGTAAACCCGACCGATACTGCATTAACAAATCCGGCCTTGACCAGCCGATAAATCGTCTCAGAAAACTCGTATGTCTCGGGCGCCGCGAATTCGATGTCGCCCATAAGGCGCCGATCTTCAATCCCAACCCCTGAGGCGCGCCCAATAGGCGGCGAGTAGCTGTCGTGCGCCCACAGGGCGACTGGATTACGCAAGAAATCGGCGGTTTGCCAGCCCGCAGCCTTGATGGAATCGCCCATCCGGTCCACGCTCTCGTCAGAGAAGCAGAACCGCACCTTGCGCGTACCATCTTCAACAATCGGGCTCGATATCGTAGCGCGCGCCAGCGTTGCGCCAGCCGTATTCACGCCAGCGCGAGCGCGAGCGCGAAAACTGTCGAGGGTGATCAGACCCTTATTGCGATCATCCCATTGTTGGTAGCAGATCGCCGCGCGCTGGTCCTGATCGTATTCGTCGACCATTGTGGAATCGGACATGCATCTGGCGATGAAGTCCTCTTCCTTCTCGCCATCGTGCGGCGTGGGGATTGGCATTTACGGACCTTTGTGCTCCGGCAACACGGGCAACGGGTCAGGTGGGCCGCCGCAGGTGTAATTCGGCTCGACAATGAGATTCATTTGGTCGCCCTCGCCCGAGAAGGCAAAGTAAACCTTAGTTTCTACATCGTTAAGGAATGGCTCTACCGGCGCATCATCTGGCAGATCTTTTAGTGCCAACCGATAGTCTCCGGCCGTCTTGATGTACTCGGTCATGGTGGTGCGTTTCCTTGTTTGGGGATCGGCGGCGAATCTGGTCGCTGCCGCTGCATGTACCACGCAACCAGCGACCCAGCCCCACCGAGGACCACGCAAATCAACCACGCAGCCGCTGCGGCATGATCGCCGTCGAGACCGTGGAAGCCGGTCAGGAGCGTGGTCAGTGCCGCCATGGCGCTGATCGCTCCCGTCCCGACAGAGACGTGCGAAGAGTTCACGGCGCCGCCGCAGGGGGCGCGGCAGCCGAGAGCTTGGTGTGCAAACCCGTCAGGTTGGCCACAACCGCCTCGACGTCTGCCGCAGCAACCGCGCCGGGAGCCGCTGCCTGTAGAGTCTGAATGAGAGTAACCGCAGCCATGACATCAGTTGCGAGAGCCGCTTCCGCCGCCTTGAGATCGTCTAGTGCCGCCATTTGCTTTACTCCTTGTGAAATAAGAATTTTCAGATAGGGAATGATGGTCTGCGTCTGGTTTACGTGAACGCTCGTTAGTTGCTGCCGATCAGTTGTGTTGAACACGCTTAGGTCATCACCAAATCGATGAGATCTCGCACCGCATAACCGAGCTCTTTAACCTCGTGGCTGGCCGCGCGGTGGGCGTGATGCTCGACGCGCGCACGAATGTCGCGCAGCTTGGCGACGAATGCGGCGCGCGGGTCTTCTGCGGCCGGCTCGGCCGTCGGCTCCGCCGACTCCGCCGACTTATCTTCAGCCAGCTCAGCCAACAACTCATCAGCCGATTCAACGGCCTCGTCCACGTCGTTTTTACCCTTGGCCATAAACCCTCTCCTTCTGGGTGTCCTCACTCGTTATCCGCCGGCTGATCGCCTGGCGGCGCTCCCTCGGGCTCGGCGGCCCCGCCGGGCGCCGGCTTGCCAGTGGTATCGCTGCCAATACCACCCGGGCTGCCCGCCGGCTTTGGTGGCGTCCCTAACGGCACCATACCAACTGGCACATACGGCACGTCGCCATGCTCGACGTCAGGCAACCCCTCGGCGCGGCGCGCCTCATTGATGGTGTAGAGCCCAACGGATAGACCGGCCCGCTTGGCCTCAATCCGTGTTTTGATGTCCGCCTTCAGGAAATGCTCGTAGTCAAACTCCACGAACATATCCTCGCCGTCGAGCCCCCCAAGCTCCTCGAGCTTCGGCACCCATCGCTCACAGCGCGGCGATAGCGTATCGTTGAGGTAGGCTTGCTCGTATTGCACCAAACCACTCTCGGCGCCCTCAACCGGCAAGCCAAGCTTGTGTCTCGGCACACGGAAACCCCGGCAGATGTCCTCCAACTGAAACCGGCGATTATCCATGAATTGTGCATCGGCATTCGACATGGTGAGGGCTTCCCACTTAAGGCCCTCCTCAAGAATCGCCGTTTTGCCTGAGTTCTGATACCCCTCATAGGTATCTTTCCAGTTTTCCTTGAGCCGCCCAATTACCTCGGCCGTCAACTTCTTATCCGTCATCAACACGCCGCCTGGCCGAGCTCCCTGGCCCATCAATCGCGCCTGATGCTGCTCCAACGACATGCCAAGGCCAACCGCCTCACGCATCAGCCCAATGCGGGACGTGCCGAGCAGGGCGTTCCACATCGAAAGCCAACGCAGATGAAAGACATCCTCGGCCGGGATCATCAACCCCACGCCACGAAGGACAGCCATCTCGTGTAGTCCTTGGCGAGTAACCAGAAAGAACCACTCGCCGCCGGGCGCTTCGTACAACGTCACGCGATCAGGATGGATCGGGATCAACTGTTCAGGATAGCCCCGAGCGTTTCGCAAAATCACCGCATATGCATTCCCGCGCAACTCAACCGCGGACTGCATCATTTCCACAAACTCAAACCGATTTTGGTAACCGTTTGGCTTGCGCAACAAGGGAGCTAAGAAATGCCCCTTTACGGGCTCCTTGCCTCCATTGGGTAGGCGTCGCATTACCCGCAAGGGCAGCTTACCGATATCCTCCGAAACCAACGAAACGCACGCCATAACGGCGACGTGCTGCATGGCAGTGAACGCATTGACCGGAACGCCAGCGGCCGAGCGGCCCCAGCCCGACCAAATGCCATAAATCTCCTCACCAACCGCGGCCTCTTTGCCGATGATGGCGTTGGCGAGGCGTCGGAAGTAGCCGGTCCGGCCTCTGTTTACTGACGAGGCAACACGCGAGGCTGATTCGAGCGCCGGCAGCTGAACCGAGCGAGACGACGGACCATCTAGCCAAAAGTTAGCCTGCTCCGCAGTTGCGGATCTAGGCCGCCCCCTAAGCGTGCGCCATAGGCGCGACCAATAGCCCACGGCGCCGCTTCAAAGTTATTCGACGAACGACGACGCGTCGAGATGCTTAACCTCAATCTGGCAAGTCGATGTTCCGTAACGATTACGATCCACAGTAGCAAGATGGCCCGTCGCGGTGACGCTAACCAGCCCCCCGTGCTGAATATGCATTACAGCGCTATAAACGAATTTCCAAACTGGCTCCGGAACATCACCGAAGGCGCCTTGATTTTGCAGATCCTCGATATGCTGAAGCGCCCGCTCCTTAGACTTAGCGACAAACGAGAAATAGAACGACATCGCCTCAGCCTCCCGCAGTTTCGCGATGGAATTTCTTGGTCTTTGAGTCCCAAACTATAGTGGCGTCCAAATCCTTCGGCCCCAAATAGCTCGCCTGCCCGGTCGTGGCGACATACGCTGTAGGGCAGCGCGTTATGCCATGATCGCGAATAAACCGCTCGATCTCGCTCTCGCCATCGCCCTTTTCTGCCGAACGCGGCGGCGCTGGCAGAAGGCGAAGTCCGGCGAAGCGGTGCCGCTGGGGGGCCGACTTCGGCTCGATAGGCGCGCCGACATCGGCCAGCGTGCGATGCTCAATAAACGGCAAAGATGCACTTGCTGGAACCGCATGTGGTTTCTCGAAATTGCTTCGCATACTAATCATATCACCAACAGCCCACGGCCATCTGAGTACGGCTGATTTTCGTCATTGATGTACACGGCCAATGCATTGATCAGAGCCACATAATCGTCAATCTTTTCGTTGCTCTTGCTCTTGCTCGGCTTGATGTTGTCGGCGTCATCTTTCTTAGCGACGACATTGCTTGCGCACCACGTCAATACCTCATCACCGGCATGATCGAGTAGCCCCTCAGTATAGAGCCGATCGCATTCTTTCATTGGCCCAGTAAGCGAGGCAAAACCCTGCCGCACTTCGATCATTGGCGCGCCGTCGTCAATGAGGCGCTGCACTAGATCAGCGGCATTCCACGGATCATAACCGATACCCTGAACGTTGAAATGCGTAAGCGCCCATTTGATATCGCGCTCAACAACCCGGTAGTCTGTGCAATTCCCCTCAGTCACCGTCAACAACGGCCAGCCGTTGAGCTCAGTATTCTTCCATCGCTGATAAGGCACGCTGTTTTTGATTGTCCGTGGCACAACAGCAGCCTCCGGGAGATACCGCAGACCCCACGTCTTGACGCGGCCATTGACCCCCCACACCAGCCGGAATGATGTGAGATCACTGACGCTCGCTAGATCGAGGCCGCCCCAACACGGAATCCCCCGGAGACTTTCGAGATTTACTGGTCCGTTACAGCGGCGCCACTGAAGGGCATTAACATGCGCGTGAGCGGCCGAGCACCAGACATTGAGCCGCTTAGTCTTGAATTCGCCCTGCTTGCCGGGCTGCGCCTTAGCCTCCTCGGCCGCGCTCTCCAATGTGTCAAGTTTGACCGATACCCCTAGATTGGGATTGGCCTTGGGCCAGACGGCCGGATCGAATTCACTGTCGTTCTCATCGAGCGTGTAAATCATGCCGAAAAAATGCTCGGCCGCCAGCACGCCTTCAAGAATCTTGGTTAGGTAGCTACGCTGCTCATAGCATACGCCAGCACTATCAAAGCCCGCTGTGGTAATGATCCACATAAGCGGGTTGGTTCGTGAGCCGAACGCACTATCAAGAACGTCGTACAATTCACGCGTCTTATGCGCATGTAGCTCATCGAGCACCGCTAAATGCGGGTTATGGCCATCCTGCGTGTTGGCCTTGGCGTTAATCGGCTGTATGTAGCCGCCATTATCCTCGCATGTGATTGACTTGGCCCATACCTGCAGGCCAAATTCCTCACATAGTGCCGGCAGCTTTTTGGCCATCAACCGGGCCGGGCGAAATACTTTGTTAGCCTGATCGCCAGTTGTGGCACCGATTAGCACATACGGCGCCGGCTCGCTCTCGCAGCATAAGCAATAGAGCGAAACGCCAGCCGTGAGTGTGGATTTCGCATTTTTACGCGCGACTTCGAGGTAGACTTTCGAGAACCGCCGCGAGCGGCCATTATCGGCACGTTTGCGCCAACCGAACGCCACAACGAGGCAGAATATCTGCCACGCCTCAAGTACGATATTGGCGGTTTCCCATACCCCCTCAATGTGGGGCATCTCCTCGATAAATCCGCAAATCTTATTCCCGTGTAGCGGACTGAAAAAATAAGGGCCACTGTTCTTCCAGCGATCCAAATCGTCAAGATGGCGCTTGCAAGCTAACTTAACCCACTTGCAGGCCAATATTCGATTAGCTAGTACGTCACGAGCATACTTCTCAGCAATAATCGAATACGGGCGCGCGGGCACGAATCCGCTGGCCGGCGGGCGCGCGCTAGCGATAGCCGCCGAATGGGCTGCTGCTCTTGCTGCCGCTACCTGTAGGCGCGCCCTTGACAATCCTGCTCTTGACGCCGGCAATTCCTAACATCTCCTGAAGCTTGCGCACTTCAGATAGCGCTGTCGGTGGGGGCGCCTTCGCGTCCGGCACGCCCCTCGCGAGCGCGCGCCAAGCTTGAATGATTGCGCCCTGCAGATTGCAGTAATTTCCAAACATCGTCGCGTCAGCCTCGCCGCCGAGGCGGCCGGCGGCAACGCGCCCGATTTCGTCCATCCACATTTCTTCGCCCGCTGGAGTCAGCCAATCTGGACGTTGCGGTAATTCATTGGGCGCGACGAGGCTGGGATCGATTACCTCGGATACGAGGTCGAGATCGCGATACGGGCGAACGGTACCGCGCTCAACTTTAGTTGATAATTGGCCGCGCTTACGACCCCCGCCATGCATCTTGAAAATTCCACTAACTCTTAAGCGCCCAATTGGCCGCGCTAAAATTCGATTAGCGTGCGGTTCGCGTAATAAAAAACTTTAATCGCCGAACCCCCCCCCTTAAATGTCCCGTGAGGGAATTTCGACAAGATCCAAAGCTCCCTTTAGATCATCGCTCCTGCTGTATTGCTCGAGCGGCGCGGATAGCTCGCATGGTCCCAACGAGGTTGTCGCCAAGTGGCATCTTGCCCAATTTAGCCATAGCCTCTGCCCGCTGGCGTTCGGCTTCGCTTGGGTCTGCTTTGGGTTGCGGATCTGTTCCATAGGTCATATCATCATCTCCTCCGTTGCCTCAAGCCCCGCCACATAAAGCGAGATATGGTGCTCTGCAAATACTCCCAACGTATGACCTGGCGACAATTTAGCTGCATCTACATTGAGCGGCGTAAATGGAGCTGGCTGAACATATAGAAATTCAGGCGGCTCGTAAAATGGAACAGAACAGACATGATCGTGGCCGTTGCGATAACTCTTTTGAGGAACCTCAGCCACTACCGAAGCCAACTTGGCAAAGCCGGGCCGCGGCGAACCAAACACAACAATACGAACTGGAACAATCCCATCGATAATCGCCATCCCGGCCGCGATCCACGCTCTCGCCGCCCCTAGAGAATGGCCAGCGATGATGAGCGGTTTTCCAGCCGCCATAATGCGCGGCTTAATCAAAGTCCAAGCTGCTATCAAGCCCGTCGAAAAACCCAAATGAACCGGACCAAGCGCTCCATAAGGCGCGGCCTCGCGCCAACTTAGGGCGAGAAGATCTAGGAACCAATCTTGCCGATCAACCGAACCGCGGAAGATTAAAACCGTCGCATCGGCTAGAGTTTTGATCCCCCAACATACGCCACCAGAACAATCGGAGTGGGTGAATGAGGGATATCCGGTGGACTTTTCAGTATAGAGAGCTTGAGTTAGCCTGACGCAGTCGAGATCGGTCATTGGGTTTCCATGCAACTGCTCAATCGCACAACTCGCCAAATGCGCGCAGCGCTCTTCCCGCCAATCCTAGCCAACGCTTGCGATCCTCGTGCGACTTGACTGCGTGACACGCATTACACAAACTTTGTAGATTGCCGTCATCGAGCCGTCGATCGGGCGCAACCGAAATAGGGATGATATGATCCACCATATCCATTGCAACCACGAGCCCGCGCTCGGCACAACGGCGACATAGCGGCTCATCCATTGCGTGTTGCAGCCTAACGCGTTCCCAGCGCGAGTCGTATCCGCGGGCGCGGGCGCCGCCGCGAAAGCGATCGTAAATCTGTTTGTTGGTCAGCTGAGGTTGCGAGCCTTTCGGCCGTCGCGGCTGTAGCGTCGGTGGGCGTTGTGGCATTCAGTGCCACCGCGATACTGGCATATATCTTGCGCCCAACACTCCGCAGCATACGCCTAATAGCATTTCCAATCCGGGTTTGTCAATATGCTTTTTTGCATGTTTCCGCTAGGCGCCCTGGTTGCGCCGGTTGTTCGCGTAAACCTTCGCAGCAATGCGCCCGCCTAGATCCTCCACAATCGGGGCACGGCACCCATTGACCACCGCGCGTTGGTTGCCAAACGAAACTGGGCTTAATGCTGTAGCGGCAGCGTTCGCATATCATCGGCTTTCGAGCCTCCCCTCAGTCCTCACAAAATAACTCTCCAGCGTCCCGAGCGCGGCTATCAGAATCCCCGACGCCGCCTCCTCGCTGACTCGCCGCCCCGACCACCCTTGCTCCAGCGCCCATTGCTTAAGCGTCATCTCCCAGCCGATTACATGCCAAATACAAGATCCGCCGGCCGAGCTAAGACCGCCGACCACTAGAATTGCGCACCAGACTCTATTCCGAGCGTCGCTCGAATGCCGACGCTGGTCTTTGCCTGAAGATCCGGCCCCATTATCGATAAACGGTCGAGACATATCCGCGGCAGCTAATGGATCGATTTGAGCCCCGCGGAACGCATTACGGAAATCCTCTCCAGCCTGACGCATACCAGGCGTAATAGATCCTCGCCGCTCCATCCGAGTTAAGATATCGACAGATTTATATGGTCGAGATGGTCGACCGCTCTCATCTGCGATAGCGTTGTCTGATCGCTCGATTAGATCATGCTGTCCGCGCTCTAGTGAGGGTAAGACCAAATCGGATGGTATGCCATGCTGCCCGATTAGCGGGCCGCGTCGTTTAGCTCGTTTTACCATACTCTACCCCCATTAACTCGCACTCGTATTTATGCCATAGTGATAAAGCTGCCTCACGAGCCTCAACACACGAGCGCACCTTAATGCTGTTTAGATATCCCGCTAATTCTCTAATGGTATTAATTTCAGGGAAATTTTTATCCTCCATGAAATCTGACAGAAAATCGTACTCAAGAAGGGACATTTTCATTTCGTCTGTTTCATCGAGCCACGATTCCCATGCCGGCTTGCGTCGCTTCCATTCTCTTGTAAGAAACGTGCGAAAAGATTCAAGATAATATCCTATAATTTCTCCATCCGAACGAAACCATTCACCGCGAATATGATGCTTAGCAAATTTAGTATGGAGCGCTTTTTCATCATCGCGCTCTCCCGGCATAGAATAAATCAAACGGAGATCATCATGATTCCCGGTTTGCAAAGAGCGCAATCTTTTTTCTAGGTTATCCGTATAGCCAATCTTAATAGGGCCATATTGACCAGATTGAATAAAATATATCATATCTCGCTTGTTCCCAGTGTACCCAGCATGGAACCGGGAACGAATCCTACCTGCGCGGAATCGTATAGGGCGGAAAAGCATATGGCATTATATATGCTTTCCCTACTCTATCCACGTTCGTGTACCCAGGTATTTTTATACTAGGAACACTGGGAACACTGGGAACAACCGCAGAAACTCTAATCATTTTCGTTCCCAGTTTCGCCAGTTGTTCCCAGCTTTAGTCGATACGCCCATGTTCCGCGTAGTGCACCAGATCCTATTCTGAATCTTTCCCAACCAAATCTCACAAAACAATCAGCTACGCGATTAGCGTGCACTTGAGTTTGATCTCGCTCCAATATGCCAATCTCACGCAAAACATCAGATTTAGTGACGTAAACCTTGCGGCCGGAAAATTCCGCTTGACGTATTTGATCGGCCAAAAATCGCCTAATATGATCGTCCCATATATCAGTCTTAGCTCTTGCCTCTTGCTCGCGAGCCGCCGCACGAATAATTTCCTCATCCTCAAGGTGCCATTTCTCTCCGTTACGAAAAGCAACAACAGCCTCGGCCCATAGCTGGTCGCGATCAGCCTCAAGCGCCTCAATGTCAATATTACCGCATTTGACCGGCCACCATCGTCTAGCGCCAGTCGGATCATTAAGATATTCATGAGAATTGGTCGTTCCAGCGAATACGCATTGGCGCGGCTGATCAATCCATCTCCTACCCCATACCGGACGATAATGATCAGTCTTGCGCGATATATAAGATTTGGCTCGTTCGATATCGCTACGATGAAGGGCACTTAATTCGGCAAGCTCAACAATCCAGACGCCAGCTATAAGAATGGCTGACTCCTTCGAACCAAACTCACTAAGTTCATCGGCAAACCACGGATTAGCTAGCGTATTTATTGCGGTAGATTTTCGCTTGCCTTGTGGCCCCTCTAAAATTAGGGCGCAATCGGCCTTACAACCAGGTCGAAATATACGCGCCACTGCTGATATCAACCACAAACGGCCAATAGCTTTGAGATATGAAGATTGACCGTAAAACAGACGTTGCGCCTCGGAAACCTCGGAACCTTCGTCAATTACGTCTGGCTCAGCCCCTAGATAATATGTCAGCCATTGATCGATGCGCGGATTTCCGTCCCAAGATAAGGATTCAAGATATTCCCTAACTGGGTGAAATAAATTATCGCGGGCCGCTAAATCGACCGCTTGGGCGACCATTGTTGGGGTTACATCGATATCTCTCTGTTGAAGCCATGTAGCTGTCTCAACATCAAAATGATCACGCCAATGAATTTCAGCAGCCGATTTCATCCATGGAGCCTGTCCGCGAATAACCACTCGATTTGTGAACTCGTCAAAAAACAGAATATCTCGCCATTCGGGCGCCTCGCGGAACGCCGTAACTGCATTGGCGATTACTGCTTTAGGATTGCCGGCATCGGATATACGCAACTTACCTAACCATTTGTCGCCGCTTGGCAAACTTGACGCAGCCGAGCCACTTTCGAGCCCAATCTCAACACGAGCATCCTTGAGGCACTTAGCCACTGCTGTGGCCTTCATTTTGGTTTGCCCGCGAATGGTATCGAGCAGCCGCTCTTGGGATAGCGTATCGAGGGGCGTGGCCGCAACGGCCAGGAACAGGCGCTTGAGTTCGACGAGCTCGGGGTTGCGGCCCAGCGCGCGCGCCTGCGTCATCAGCGCCTCGGCGGATAGCGGTTGGGGGGCTGTCATATCGGGAGCGGGGCGCCCCTGAACGAGGTCGTCAAGGAAATCGTCATCGCCCCGCGGCAGGATCACTTGCGCCTCCAGGCCGCCCGCAACGGCGCAGGCGCGTAGCATCTCGGCGGTTGCCTCACCATCCCGGCCCCGATCAGCAAAGATGTAGAGGCGGCTGACGCGAGCCCCGCCTGGGGCGGGTAGGCCGCTCTGTGCTCCAGAGCGGATGAGGTTGGCGAGATGGCGCATATGGCCGGTGGATATGCCGGCCCAGCAAGGCAGCCCAGTAAGCTGCATCACCGCCGCCGCTGTCTCAATCCCCTCGGCAATAGCGAGCTCGCCGGCCGCCGTAGGGGCGCCCAGCATGACGACGCCGCCTTCGCCTGGGCCAAGGCCCATCTTCGCGACGTAGCCGCTGCCGTCGGGCTTGAGGAAGATCCGATGAATACCGCCGGTAGGCTGGCCGTTTGGAAAGCGGATGCGGGCGATTACAGCGGGCTGGGCGATGGGGGCGCTGCCGTTGGGGTAGTAAGTGGCCTCAGGGGCGAACAGCAAATCCTCGGCCGCCTGCAGGGTTGCCGGCAACGCCAGGCCGCGGCTTTTGAAGTAGGTTTCAGCGAGCGTTCCGGCAGCGGGCCGGGCATGGCTGATTTCGTGTTGCGCCTCGGCTAGTTTGCGAGCCGCCGCATCGGGGCCGCTGCGCAACGGAACCACGTTGCCGTTGATGCCGCCGCCGTATTGCGCGGCAATCTCGGCGGCTCTGGCGAATAGCTCGGCGTCAGCGAGGCCAAAATGGTCGCCGATCGTGGCTAGTGGGCCGCCGCCTTT